ACAAAATGAACTCGAAGCATTCAGAGAACGCAAAGCAACAAGGCAAACCAACGTGGTCGACGCCAACGATTTACAAAACGAGTGACGGACAAAACGTCGCAGACTTCGCTGAAACATTCCTCCACGTTTCCAAAGGCATCCGCGCAGGCGAACCGCTCTACCTAACAAACTGGCAACGCGAACTTCTCGAAGCATTGTACGAACGCAGACCAGATGGACTGCTGCGATACCGGCGAAGTTTGATAGGCCTCGCTAGGAAAAACGGCAAGTCGCTGCTTGGCTCCTTGATTGCGCTCTATGCGTTATTCGAAGGCGAAAGCGGAGCAGAGGTTTATAGCGCAGCAGGAGACAGACAACAAGCACGCGTCGTATTCAACGAAGCAAAAACACAAGTGACACGATCGCAAGCATTAAGCGGCATCTGCAAGGTTTACCGCGACGCAATAGAAATACCATCAACAGGCGCCGTCTATCGCGTGCTTTCGAGCGACGCAGCACTTCAACAAGGACTCAACCCTAGCGCCGTGATTTTCGACGAGCTTCACGTGCAGAAGGACTCCGAGCTTTTCGACGCTTTGACCTTGGGATCAGGCGCACGCAAAGACCCACAAATAGTCGCGATCACCACCGCCGGCTACGACTTCGACACGATATGCGGCAGACTTTACAACTACGGCAAGCGCGTCATTTCAGGCGACCAGGAAGATGAACGCTTCGGCTTCTTTTGGTGGGAAGCGCCAGAAGGAGCAGCAGTCCACGACCGCGAAGCTTGGGCATTAGCAAACCCCAACCTCGCAGAAGGACTGCTCGACATCGAGGACATGGAAGTCTCGATGAACCAAACCGCAGAAATTCCATTCAGGCGATACCGGCTGAACCAGTGGGTAAGAACAGACGGCGACTCAAGCTGGCTCCCAGCAGGAGCATGGCAACAATGCACGTCAGACTTGACGCTCGACTTTGACACGCCAACCTTCGTGGGCATTGACATGGCGTTGAAGCACGACTCGATAGCGGTCGTCATTTGCCAGGCCAAAGAAGAACGCCTTGTGGTTCGCGCCAAAATATGGCACCCAGACGGAAACATGATCGACATCGCCGCAGTCGAACACCACCTAAAAAACCTGCACAGGACTTACAACGTGCGCGAATTCGCATACGACCCCGCGTTCTTTCAGAGAAGCGCAGAAGCACTCGCAGACGACGGCCTACCAATGGTTGAGTTCCCGCAAAGCCCACAACGAATGGTCCCAGCCATAGGAACGATGTACGAAGCGATCGTAAACAGACAGCTCGCACATGACGGCGACCCGATGTTCACCGATCAAATTCTCTCAGCAGTACCAAGACAAACAGACGCAGGACTTCGATTAAGCAAAGGCAAGTCAAAACGAAAAATAGATGCGGCGATCGCATGCGCACTCGCAGTAGACAGAGCAACACGACGACCACCAGAAGAACCAGTCCCTGAATTCTTTGTAGTCTAGGAGCACCATGATTTTATTCTTAGAGATACTCGGAACCCTGCTCATCGTGGCTGGACTATTCTTGATATCAATACCAACAGGGCTGATAAGCATCGGCCTCGCAATTCTGTTATTCACGTTCGCAATTGAACGAGGACAGAGGAAGGCTAAGTAATGCTCTCACGACTGTTCAACGGCGGCACAGAAGAACGAGCGATCTCATACCAGACCCTATTCGCATTAGGCGACGGCTTCGCAGTTTCCACCAACGCCGGAACAATTATTACACAACAAGACTCGCTGAAAATAGAAGCGGTCTATTCATGCGTGCGTATCATCGCAGACAGCATCTCAACACTTCCAGTCGACACCTTCCTCCGATACAACGGAACACGCCTCCCATTACGACCACGACCACAATGGCTAGACACGCCAGAGTCAGGCGTGAGCAGAATAGAACACTTCCAACAAGTGCTCGTCTCATTGATGTTGAACGGAAACTCATTCACAAGAATTCTGCGCGACGACCAAGGCATCGCCGGCCTGATTGTTCTCAACCCTGAAAAAGTCCAGTGCAGCCGCGACCAAGTAACACGCCGCCCGATTTACGTCTACGACAACCGCGACGTCATTCAAGCAGCAGACATGATCCACCTCACCGAGATGAGACTGCCAGGCGACCTGCGCGGACGTTCACGCATTGACCTCATCAAAGAAAACCTAGGACTCGCACGCGCACTCGAAGAATTCGCTGCACGCTTCTTCGGACAAGGCTCAAGCGCATCAGGAATAATCGAGTTCCCAGGAAACCTCTCACGTGAACAAGCAAAAAACCTGGTCGACGGTTTCGAGGAAAGCCATCGCGGACTACGCCGATCGCACAGACCAGGCATCCTCACCGGAGGTGCACGCTTCAGCAAAACAACAGTCGACAACGACAGCGCACAATTCTTAGAATCACGCAAATTCGCAGTCGAAGAAATAGCACGCATATTCCGCGTACCACCATCAATGCTCGGAGTGACAACGCCAGGCGCGATGAGTTACGCAAGCGTCGAAATGAACTCGATCCACTTCGTACAACACACGCTCCGCCCATACCTCGAAAAAATTGAAGAAGGATACAGCCGACTACTCGAAGGCCGAGCATTCATGAAATTCAACGTCGACGGATTACTTCGAGGCGACCAAGCATCACGCTACGCAGCATTCAGCACAGGCATCCAGTCTGGCTTTCTTTCAATCAACGACATCCACAAGCTCGAAGACATGCCGCCGGTAGAAGGCGGCGACGCATACCGCGTGCCACTTGCCAACGTGGACATCAACGCAGCAAACCTCGCAGAGATAGACCGCAAATCAATTATCGCGCAACGCCTCATCCTTTCAGGCTTTGACCCAGCAGAAGTCCTCGCATCGCTCGGACTTCCAGCAGTCACACACACAGGCGTCCCATCATCAGGACTGCAACCACTCGCAAGCATTAACCCAACAAACCCGCAAGCAGCATACGAAGTCAAATCGCAGGACATGAACATCACGATGCCAGAGATGGTGCTGAACTACACGCCGCCAGCAGTCAACGTTCCAGCACCAATCATCAACGTCCCAGAAACAGTTGTGCGAGTAAACATTCCAGAACAACGACCAACGATCAGAACCGTTGAACGAGACAACAACGGACGCATCGTCAACATTATCGAGAAGGTAGAAGAATAATGGCAACAGGAATAAGCAACTACCTCGCAAACAAATGGCTCGACGCATTAGGTAACGCGACCGCATTCTCAGTAACAACCGCCTACATCAAACTCCACGTGGGCGACCCAGGAGCAGCTGGAACATCAAACCCAGCAACAGAAACAACACGCAAAACCGCATCCTTCGCAGCAGCATCAACAGGCAACATCGCAACAGACGCAGACATCTCCTGGACAAACATCGCCGGCTCAGAAGACGCGACACACTTCACCGCATGGGACAACAGCACAGGCGGGAACTTCCTATTTTCAGGAACCATCACAGGAAACCCATACACCGCAGGCGACACATACACGATCGCATCAGGCGCCCTCAACGTTTCACTAACCATCGCAAGCTAGGCAACCAATGGCCGTCCAACGGTTCGTCCTCAACACAAGCACCCTCAACGACGCAACCACAGGACTAGCAGGCGGCGCAACGCCCGCCTTCAAACTCGACACAAGCACCCTCGACAGCACAGCCAAACTTGATGGCGTCGACTACCTCACCCTCGCCACAGCAACCGCACAGCTCGGAACAAGCCAAGCCACAGCAACCAGCCAAACAACGAAACAAGCAACCGCAACAGCCAACCTCGGAACAAGCCAGGCCACAGCAACCAGCACCACCATCAACCCAGTCTCCGCAACAGCCAACCTCGGAACAACCCAGGCCACAGCACAAACCACTATCACAAAACAAGCCACAGCAAACACACAGCTCGGCACAATTCAAGCAACAGCAACTACCACAACAAACACCAACGCAACAGCAACCGCACCACTTGGATCAGGCCAAGCCACAGCAACCAGCCAAACACGCATCGTCCCAAACGGCACAGCAAACCTCGGAACCACAAACGCCACAGCAACAGCAACCGTCACCCCACAACCAACCCCAGAACCAACCACAACACAAGGCGGCAACCCTTGGTGGCGCAAACAAATACCAACAACCAAACAACCACCAAAACAAGAACAACAACCAGAACCAACAGTCGAACAATTCAAACCACGCGAAACATTCGCACGAGCATCAACCAACGCAAAACTTCAAGCAACAGCAACAGCAACAGTCGCATGGTCTATCCTTGAAGATGAAGCAGACCTCCTGCTTTTGATTTGAGGACACGATGGCAATTCAAACAGGACAACTCAGCGTCGGAACAGCAGCAACCCGCATCTTAGGAACACGCGGAAACTACGGACACGTGATCCTCCAAAACTTAGACAGCACAGACGCCGTCTACATTGGCGGAGCAAACGTCACAACAAGCACAGGACTAGCACTTTCCAAACTCGACCATCATGACTTCGACTTGATGCCGGCGACAGAACTCTACGCCATATCAACAAAAACAGGTCACACCCTTTCATACTTTCTTCAAGAGCTCTAATGCCGTACTACATCACAGACAAAGCAGAAGGCTGCACAGGCTGGGCAACGATTAAAGAAGACGGCGAAGTCATCGGCTGCCACACAACAAAACAAGATGCGATCGATCAGATGGTCGCTGTTTCAGTAGCAGAAGAAATGGAACCAGGCGGAGAACGCGCAATCGAACTCAACCTTCCCGCATACATTCGAAGCGCAGCAGCCAAAGGACTCGAACACTATCGAGAAGGACTTGGAGGCGACGGACTTGTTGAACGAACAATTCGAGAAGCACGCGCAATGGCTGCAGGAAACATCAGCGAAGACAAAGTCATACGAGCAAACGCGTGGGGCCAACGACACCTCGTCGATTTAGAAGCACCTAAGAACTCCAATCCAGACAACGACGAATACCCAGGCGCCGGCGCCGTTGCTTTCTTCCTTTGGGGAATAAACCCATTAGACCCCAAACCAGCAATGGACTGGTTCAGTAACAAAGCAGAAGCCATCAAAGCAGACGAAAACAAACGCAGCAGCGACGCAGAAGACGTCATCATTGTTGACATCGATGGAACACTAATCGCAGGCGGAAAAGGCATTCAAAAAAACATCGACTACGTCAACGCCTTATACGAAGCCAACTACATCTACATCGTCACAGGCAGAAGCGAAACAGAAGAAGCAACAACCATCCAAGAACTAGATGCCGCTGGCGTCAAATATGACGACATCGAATTCAACGACGACATGAGCGTCTCGACACCTGAATACAAAAAAGAGAAGGCCGCAGACATTCAAGAAGAAGCAACCGTCATCCTCGCCATCGATAACGATGCAGCAGCTCGAAGCGCGTACAGCTCTCTGGGAATAAAAACCCTAGACCCTAAAGACATCAAACCAACACCACCAACGCGATCGTTCACATTCTGGCGCAAACAAAGTGAACCCTTTGCTACGCTTGAACCTATGGCTGAACAAGTCGAAACACGACGCGTAACATTCAACGACTTCGAACTCCGCGCAGCACCACAAGGCGACGGTATGACATTTAGTGGCTACGCCGCAGTGTTCAACAGCGACAGCGAACCGCTCCCATTCATCGAACGAATCGCACCTGGCGCATTTGCGAAAAGCCTCAAAGCACGCAACAACATCCGCATGTACATGAACCACGACTCAAGCATGCTCCTCGCAACCACACGAGCAAAAACACTTAGACTTCAGGAAGACAGCAAAGGCCTGCACGTGGACGCAGACCTACCAGACACCACAATCGGTCGCGACCTTTCAGTTCTCATGCAACGCAAAGACGTCGACTCGATGAGCTTCGGCTTCACCGTCCCACAAGGCGGAGACAGATGGAGCGACGACGGAATGCGACGCGAACTAACACAGATCAAGCTCTTCGAAGTTTCAGTGGTGACAGGCTTCCCAGCATACGCAGCAACAAGCGCAAGCGTCCGATCACTTGACGCACTCGCAACACGCACAGGAATCGACGCAGATCAACTAGCAGCAGCAATCAACACACTCGAAGCAGGGCAAACATTGAGCCCAGACCACGCTGCAGTCATTCGCGAAACAGTGGCCAAGTTGGAGCCACAACAAGAAGCAGCATCATCGCGCATCGGCCTAATGGCTAAGCACCTTGACCTGCTAAAAGATTTCGCTTAGTCTTTTAGAACTACATCGGATGAGCGGAGCCGCCTCTGATGTTGCTGATCGCGGAGCCGCGACAGGTTAAATAAAACCACCCTGCGTAGCCCCATCAACAACATCACCCCGCAAGGGAAAAGGAACCAATCATCATGAAGGAATACATCGACCGTCAAGTCGAAA